ATACTCATCTACTGCAGGTGGTGTTTCACAAACTGTCCATTCACCTGTAGATTTATTAATAGCTATCCACCCACCAAAGTCTTTACCTTGTCCTTCTCCATATAAAAATCCTTGTGACGCATAGCCAAAGGAATCTTCTCTGACAACTTCATTAAATCCTCCAGCTTCTCCAAATTTTTTTTCAAAGGAATATGGTGACGCACTTTTAATATCCCATATTTTTCCATCAATCTCAACATCTTGTCTACCTTCAATACTATCTCCATTAAATTTATAATTAACTTTTTTTTGTTCATTAGTTATTTTAATTCCAGATGACTTCATAACAAATATAGCCAATGCTTCTATTATGTCACCAAAAGTATTTCTCATTTTTACATTGTAAGGTTGCCCCTCACCTTTAATACCTTTAGCTTCCATCTGTAATTGACACAATGGTCTACCAATATTAGACATTCTAGTTTCAAACTTATCTCTTCTAGTTTCCTCAAATTGTTTTAGTAAAGCGTTTTTACACGCTTCACCAAACTCCTGTACCAACTGTTTGTCTAGCTTAACAGGATTCTTAGATACGTTGTCTAAATATTGTTGAACTTTTAAAAGTATATTATTCATTAAGAAGATAATATTTTTTCTGGCTCATCATCAATAGTCATTACAATCTCTGCATCTTCATTATCAGATTGTTTTTTATTACTTTCAGATTTGGCAGCATTGTATAAATTAACTACTTCTTTGTTTTCTACATCAATAGACTCTTGAAATACTTTTAATGTTTCCATATCATCATCAGATAATTGTAGATTAGCATCTGCATTTACAGCTATATCTGGTGTGTAGTAAACATTACCACCTTTCTTTTGTCTCTTAGTATTTAAAGAAAATGTACAATTAAACATTAGTTTTTTTCTTTTATTAAGCTGATCAAGTGCAGCACTAACTGGTGAAAAAGCTGTGCCAGTTACTCTATACAACACAGGTAAATTACTTATTGAAACAGATTCACCTTGTGCATTTACACCTTTATCAAAACTTAATAAACCATAAACTAATTTGTAACATCTAATTGTTCTTTGTTCTTCTAATTTTTCTGGAGTTAAATTTGCTCTTTCTTTAAATGGTATCTTACCACATTTAGTACCACCTAAAATATCTATAGCCTCCTCTCTCCAACTTTTAAAAATTATAGATCTATTTATGTATTCACTCTTAACTGCATCATAGTGCATGTATTGCATTGCACTTATAAATGGTCGTAAGGTTACAGGTTTAGAATATACATTCTGGCCTGTGTTAGAATCGTAGGTGTAGTAATGACCTACTGGTAATTGATTACCATCATCATCCTCTGGGCTACGATTTATAGCTAGCCTAGGTATATTAGTTCCTAGGGTAGACCCATCATCTTGTCCTATGGCTTGCATTATCTGCTCATTGGACATTCCTTTTACTATTACATTATTATCAGACATTTGTCCTCCTTATATTAGCGGTTGTATATATCATATTTTTAGAAAAAAACTACTGGTCATTTTGACACATTATAAAGTATTTTAATTATTAAATAAAAGACGTATATAAACGACATGATAAACAATATATTCTCTAACATATTCTAGTCTCGCAATCGGTGTGTTTTATTTCTAATCCATCAGCTTTTGCAAAGTATTCCCACTCTGACAAAAACTCGTGCTTATCATTTATGTATAATGTTGTAGGCTCTATCATACATTGATCTTTTAGTTGTGTGTATTCTAAGAAAGCTGAATACTCTTCATCAGAATAATCGTCTAAAGTATCTAATGCATCTATATCCTTACTCATTTGATATCCTCCATTTGTAACCAGTTAATACCTATCTTTGTTTCAGTATCCAATGGTACGTTAAAGTTAATTTTGTAATACTCTTTGAGGGATGGTATTACATCTGATGTGCCCTGCTTAAATATTTTACTCATCACATCTTCTTCACCAGGATAAACATCTGCCACGATAGAATCGTGAACTGTATTTACAAGCAAACTTTTTACACCCTGTTCTTGCATTAACTTGTATATATTTATACATGCTAATGGTACAATGTCAGCTGTTGCAAAACCTTGTACAGGATAATTTTTTATTTGTGTTCCGTATGTAGATCCACCCCAAGGTGTTCTTTCTGCATATGGAAACGCATACTCTCTACCAGTTGGTAGCTTAACTCGTTTATATCTAATGGCCTCACTCTGTAAATTCTCATGCCATTTTTTTATATCTTTATACTTTTCTAAAAATTTAGTGTAGTATCTTTTCTCATCTTCAGTTCCAGTTACACCACCATACAAAGGTTTAAATGTATGTGCTTTTGCATCTTGTCTTGATACACCTATAATATCTGCAGTGTATTGATGTACATCTATTTTATTTTTTATATCTTCCATACCTTGTTTATCTTGTGCAAGATATACTGCAGTTCTAAACTCTAACTGTGCAAAGTCTATCTCTAATATTTTACCACCTTCAAATCTAGATGTAACAACTTTACGAATAGGAAATGTTTTACCTCTAGGTTGGTTTTGAAAATTAGGATCTCTACTAGATAATCTACCAGTTGCAGTTATGGCCTGCATAAACTTTGGATGTAAAAAACCTTTTTCGTTTGTAAAGTTTTTTAATCCTTCTACAAATGTATTTAAGTATGTATCTACTGCATTGTGTCTAACTATTGCATCAATAAATTCTTTAAACTCACCTTCTGCTTCAGATGCAATCTTAGTTAAAGTTAATCTATCAGTTCTAAATCCAGACTCTGCAATATCATAAACACTTCTAGGTCTTTGCCTGAACCCTGCAATCTTTGCCATTGGTGTATAGGTATATCCATCACCATCACACTCAGAACACTTAGTATAATTTTTAAATGGGCTACCATCTTTTTTTATTCTTTTGATAACACCCTTACCATGACAAGCTATGCACTGCTCTGCTACAGTTCTGTGTATTACCTCTGTATTATCTGCAACTAAATTTCTAAACTGTTGTCTAGAATAATTTGGCCTTCTCTTACTCTTACCTGTGCTTTTATCTATACCAACATTAAATATTTTAGCCCATTGTTTTTTATCTTTAGGTTTCATAGAATAAATTAACCAAGCTAATTGCTCTGGACTAGATAAATTAATTTTAGTATCACCCATTTGTCTGTATACAATTTTATCTATCTTCTGTTTTAAATATGCAAACTCTGCTCTAAATTCTTTTTCAACTTTATCTAACTCAGCAGTATCTATATTAATTCCATTACGTTCCATGGTAGATAAGACAACTAAAAACTCATTCATCATTTTAACTGTCATTAAAAGATTTTTATTTTTTTCTAATCTAAGATCAGCCATTTGAGAATCAAATAAACTTCTAGTTATTTGTACATCTATCTTACCATATTCTTCTACTATATCTGCAGGAATATTTTCAAAAGATATACCTCTGTCCATATATTCTTTTACACTACTATCTTTAGATCCTATCTTTCTTCTTCTGCAACACATCTCAAGTGTTAAACTTTTTCTAACACCTCTGTTTAAAATATATTCACCAAGCATAGTATCGTAAACTCTACCATTATATTTAAATCCAGATTCTAATAACCACATTAAATCAAATTTAATATTGTGGCCCACTAATAAAGTTGTTTTATTTAGAGTATCTTGTATTTTAACTGCACAACCCCTATCTATTCTCTCGCTATGATTTGTAAAATAATACTCCTCACCACACTTAGAATCTAAACCTACACTAACTAGTATATTATCTGGATGAAAAGGTGATGGATCATATCCACCATTCTCATTCTTTTGCCAAGATGTTTCTACGTCTACTGTTGTTATCATACTTCGTACCTACTTATTCCTCTCCTAATGGTACACACAGGTTCTCCGTGATAACCATTAATTTTATTTTTACTTACACATAATGTTCTTATCTTATTTTCTAAATCACTATTAGCATTTCTACCAATACCAATAATTAAATCTGCCTCTGCAGCTTTACCAGTTTTAGAGTTTTCCATCTGGTCAAATGAAATACTATTTCTATTATGTGCATCAGCAGATGCTTGAGATATTGCAATCACTGCACAGTTTCTACGTTTAGCTATTTCTCTTACACTAGTATAAATCTGTCTTAACTTCTCATCTGTTCTAGCATATGTACCACTAACATTTATTTTATCTAGCTGATCTATTACAATTATGTCTGGTTTATTTTTTTCACAGTGTGCATCTATATCTTCAATAGACCAATCAACTGTATCAAACATAAATATATTATCTTTTATATCACTCCAGTATTGCTGTGCTTGTTGTTTGTCAGCCACTATCTCTTCTCTATTCATACCAGTATAACAAGAGATTGCCCTGATCTGTGTTCTGATTGCAGGCTCTTCATTTATAAACGCATGAACCTTTGCACCCTGAGAACAAAAACCATCTGGCCCTGCACATAAGCTAACCCAGAAAGCTGTCTTACCTGTCTCAGGTCTAGCAAATGCAATCATAAGATTACCACCACCAATACCCCCTACGTTTTCTTTTAGTACAGGTATATTAAATTTCCATTTAGTAGTTACATCTAATAACTCCATAACTTCTTCAATGTTATTTGTAACTGCAGGATTTTTATCTTCACTAACACTAGTCTTATGTTTATCTATCATGCTAGTTATCTCTGCAAAGTTGGCCTCTTTGCCATTAAATATTTCTGTAGCTTCGACAGCTATTCTTTGTGCAAGATCTCTATCAGATAAGATACGCATAATATCTTTTGCTATCTCTTTACTAGGCTCTTGTACTTCTTTGATATCTTCAACTAACTCACTAAATTTTTCTTTCGCAGCACGAGTTAATGCAGGATTAAATATTGCAGTGTGTAAAGAATATAACTCATCAACTTTTATATCCTCTTCATACTTGTCATGTGCTTTTTGTATCGTATCATACAAAGAACTTATGTCACCAGAAAATACACTAGGTGATAGCACACTTTTGTATCTAGTGTAAAATTTTTTATTAAGCATAAGCCTAATCATTTGTTTTTCTATCATCTTCTATTCGCTGCTTTCTGCCATGCTAATTGTTCTTCTAGTATAGCTGTTATCTTATCTATTTTACTTTGATCTCTTTGATTCCAAGTAGAAGTATTCATCTCAATAATATCATACTTCCAACTTTTCCAATCATCGAGAATCTCTTGCATCATTTTTTCATCCATAAAAGATCTCCCTTACTTGTTCTGTGTTGTAGTATTTTAAGTCATCCTCTAAAGGTTTAACAATTATATTATCAAATCCAGATGATCTTAAATCTTTTGCCATGTCGTATGCTTTAGTTGTAGCATCTCTGTCTAAACATATATATAAATTTTTATATGGTTTTAAATGTGACTTCTGTACTGCTTTTAATTTAGTACCCATGATTGCAATACCAGTTAAGATATTAGATACTGCACAAGCTGAAGGACAATCCTCAACTATTACTGCATCATTACAATCACCACATTTAAATGGTACATCTTTATTACCATACATAAACCACTTAGGAAAATCTTCTTTAGTCAATGCTCTACCTACTGCACCAACTATCTTATGTGATATTCTATTCTTAACTAAGAACACAACTCTATTTTGTTTTACATCATACTTAAAATCTGCTCTGCCCCATGACCAAGACTCCCAGCAATTATTATTAGACAACCAACGCATGGCCTTTTCATTTGAATATATTGATTGAAAACTATCTGGTATTTTAAATTCTATATCTTCTATGTGTAACGCTTTGTTACCATGAAATACTCTTTGAACGTATTGCATATTCTTTTCCCCCTCTTGTTTACCTTTTGCACTACATGATGCGTGAAAGCAGTACCACCCTATTTTATTTTCAGTTGTATCTATAGACAGTGTGTTTCTCCCATTACAGAATGGGCAATCCATTCTCGTTTGAGTTTCGGATGGTATGCTTAAACCTTTGATAACTTCTAATTGCTGTCTATAATTCAACCTGCACTTCCTCGTATGTTATTAAGTATCTATCCGAGCTAACAAATTCATTAGCCTCTACTTTCATTAGATTATGATTTAGATAGTACGCTACGTTATTTTCTATTTTTTCTATTGTTGGTTCTTCCTCGAATGGGATTATCGCTACTGCTTCTATCCCTAGTCCTGTTAATCTTATTTTGTATTTTTTCATCTTCTTCCCCCTTATCAGAAAAGTTTTCTTTTGTCAAATTTTTTTTTAACTCTTTGTAATATTTAGGATGTTTCCACACGAACATTAACTTTCTTCCTTGTGCTTACTCGTTTATATTTGCCATACCATGATGTATCTCTGCCATTTTTCTTACACCATTCGTAATGGTTATCTAAAATTTTTCTTATCTCGTCTGCGTATATTGTCCTCATGAACCTACCTCTTCTCTTATTTTTAGTGTAAATGGTTCAACCTTTTCAAAATTATCAAAGTTATTTATAAATTGTTTTACAAATGCACATTGATCTATATTAATTTCTAGTTGTTTGTGTTCAACCCACAATTTAGGCTCTCCATATTCTAATTCTACTTCAATTTCTTTCATTTCTTTGGCTAAAGGATCGTACTCACGTCTTAATGCTCTTGCTATAGCACAGCTATCAGCACAACCTCTATCTCCATTTCTTATATCTTCTTTTGTTACTTCTATTAATCTAATCATAGTTTACCTTTTCTTTCTTTTCTAGATACATATGGTAGTTTAAGCATTTGATTACTCATATTACCTTTCTTACTTGTCCAAACAATTAAAACATTATTATCATGATCATTTGGTTTACCATCATATTTCTTTATGGCCTTCTTTAAACTCATAGCTTCGATATGTTTTTTATCTCCACCAGTTCGTATGAATGTATATTGTTTCATATTTTTTTTACTCCGTATTATCATAGTTAAATGGTGGCTTTTTTATCTGATTACACCC